AAATTAGGAGGGTACATAAACTTGCTTTGACACCCCCTTAAATTTGTGCTATAATAAAAAGTTTACGGTTAAAAATTGGGAAAAATAATGAAAAAATAATCTATTTTAGTCTTGTTTTTGTTGTAGTAAGTGTTATACTAATAGTGTAAAGAAATAAGGCAAGAATTTATAGAAAGAGTGTTAATTATGATGCATATTCAAAAGCAAGTTGTAGAACCTAGCTCAGAGGTTTTGTATGAGGTTTTTAAGCGTGGGGAGTATAATCTATCTCCGAAAGATTTTAAGCGCTTAGAGCGCAAAAATAGAGCTTCTAAGGTAATCAAGAAAATTGGCACATTTTTCGGTGTTTCACTTGCGTTGGCATACGTAAACCTGATGAATATTTCGAGCTCAGTTTCAGGTGCCGAATTACAGGCAAACGTCAGTTCGAGTGAAGTGCAAAAATCACGAAGTAATTCAAATAGTGTTTCACATGAAACACAAAAAATCGTGCCAGTATATGCAAACATTTATAAAGATGGCAGATTGAGAAATTCGCATGTATACCTTGGAAAAATCGTTTTTGACGGTTCTAAAATAGATGGTAGTCAATTATATTATCCGCAAATTAAAGGCGCTCATATGACCTCTACGCCCCAAATACCGGAATCATGGTCCAAGAGCGATATTATTAATATGAATTTACAATTTGTTTCTGATCCTGTTTCACGTGGAACAAATGATTTAAAGAAGGCGTATGGGCGAGAAGTTTCACATGAAACAAATTTATCCGATCATGAAAGTCATATTACTAAAGCAGAGGGTGAATATTTAGATGCTCATCCAAGTAAAAAGCTTGAATGTTATAAATATTCACGTGCCCGTTATGAAGCATTAGTTGAATCAGGGTATATGAAACCTATTGATAAAAACGGGAATTCAAACTCAGAGGGTGTTTCACATGGAACAAATAATTCAAATTCAGAGGGTGTTTCACATGGAACAAATAATTCAAACTCAGAGGGTGTTTCACATGGAACAAATAATTCAAAAAAGGCAAATGATCCAAAAGTTTCACATGGAACAAATTTGGCGACTATTTTATTACTTATTCCGTTTTTAGGCGTTGGTATTGGAATGATTGTTGGAGGTATTAAACATATGAAATAAGTGGTATAATGAAGTTACCAAGAAAAGAGGTTTTATTATGTTTTCAGATGAAAATGTATTTGATTGTTCGATGTTTGCTGAGAATGTTGATGACGATGTTTTGCAAGGTGTTGCCAACGAATGCGATGAAATAGGTTTCAGAGGTTTAAGTAATGTACGGCTGCCCTATAATATGGCTGTTTCGTTTAGTCAAGGGCGTGGGGCTTTATATAAGCAATTATATTCATTTGCTGTAAATACCGCTTTGGCAAAGAAAACAAAGTTTGCGAGTGAGCATATTAGAATGATAGAAGAAACTTTAACTGCGACAAGTAATTTTTATACATTTTATAGTCGTCTTAAATATGTGGTTAATGTATTTCAAGAAAATCCTGGTTTTGTGAACAAGGCTGTATATGGATTATATGCAAGTGATGAAATTTAGAGGATGGTAATAGTGGTTAAGAGAAAGACAAATGTATATATATTTTTTGATATTGAAACTTTAACCGTTAATCGTAGAGCAGAGCCTAAAGAACAAAAAGTAATGGAATACGTTGTTAGTTATAAGTATAAGTATAAAAGGCGCGTATACGAGGGTGTTAAGCCGGATTTGGCGCAATTTATTAAGATGATATTAGAAAAGGGTTACTCAAAAGTGACCCTTTTAGCGCATAATGGAGAAGGTTATGATTTTGCTTTTTTGCGTCGTGCCTTAATATATGATTTTGGGTTAGTGCCTAAAAATGCTTATATTAGACAATCAACTAATCATGAATTAGAAAGCAAAATTAAAGATGAAAATGCTAATTATTTACATGTATCTCGTGTAAGATCATCATCACGTACTAATCTTAAATTCAGAATAGGTAAAACAGTTTTTGAAACTAAAGATACTTTGCCAATAACACATATGAGCGTTCGAACTATAGGAAGTCTATTAAAAGATCTTAAGTTAGATGATGAAGGTAAGAATGTCAAGTTAAATTATGATGATGATTATGCAAAATATGATAAGAAAGAAGATTTGTCATATAGTGAATTAAAAAAATATTGTCTTGACGTGTATAATCAATTAAACGAACACGCCATAGATTACGTAATGAATGATACACGTGTAATTTATGCAATGTTTTATAATTATCAAAAAATATATGCTGATTCTTATGATCCCACCAAGTTAACTTTATCGCAAAATATTTTAGAACAATACGAGTTAAATAGACTTGCACGTTTTCAATTGATTAATCAATTTACCAATAATCAAAATAAATATGAACGATTAGAGTTAACGCAATATTTATTTGAGCGTAATAAAGGTGGCGATTATGAAAATGCGTTTCAATTTATTCATCATTTTTATAAAGGTGGGCTTAATTTTTATAACGATAAATATATCGGCAAAATGTTAAATGGACATATAGTACACATTGATTTAAATAGTTCTTATCCTACTGTTATGAGATATAGAAATTTCCCAACGTTTTTAATCGATGGGGGTGTAATTAATAAAAAGCTTGAATTAGATAATAGGTTTTATTATTATGTACAAATGACTAAAATAGCCTTTGAGCATCTTATACTAGCTAAAATTAAATCAATTACTATACGTGAAATGTTTGTGAAGTATTTAAATAATAATACTGATTGTGTATATATTCAAACACCGCATATCATGTTATTTGAAAAGTTTATTGGTAAACCTATTACTTGGCTACCTGCTATTGCATATCTTAAGTTTAAGAGTGAACCATTCGGGGGCTTGCAGACTATTCAATATAATTATCAAAAGAAGACAGATGCAAAAAAGCGACATGCGCCTAAAGGTGAAGTAGCTGGTTACAAAGTTACGCTAAATGGAATTTACGGAATACCAGCTCTGCGACCTTATTTTCCTTTGTATGAATACGATGAGAAATTAAATAAAACGGTAAGCGTAAAGGATAAGCAGGGTAATTTTGCCTTTAAAAATAGCGAAAGAAATATAACGTTTGCTAGTAGTGTAACCGCGTGGGCGCTACTTCAATTGTTGACACCGCTTACATATAATGTTAAGGGAGTTAATAAAAATTTTATTTATTGTGATACCGATAGTATTTTTATGAATTATAAATATTGGTGTAGTATTAAAGATTATGTAAACGTTGACCCCTATAATTTAGGTGCATGGGACGAGGAACATCACGATATTACAAATATGTATGTATTAAATCATAAGAAATATTGTTTGTGGTCGAAAGATAATAATAAAGTTGAAGTATTTGCTGGAGGCATTCCGATTAAAGCGTTTCACGCGGAACAATACAAAAATTTACAATCATTTGTAGATGCAACTTTTCATGATGGTTGTAAAATTAAGAATTTACGTAATGCTTTTACTAAAGATAAAGTAGTTGTATTATATGAAGCAGAAACCGAAATTAATAAAGGTTTTTCCTATAGAAGGCATTTTCCGCGTAATCATGAAGAGCAAATAAAAGATGAAATGTTAAGTAATGCAATTAGAGCTATTGCAATCGTAGAAGATCAAAGAATGGAAAATGATCCGCATAATGCTGATACTGCTTTATATTATGAAACTACAATAGGGACACTTTCAAAAGCGGAATTATACCCCCCGATGTATGATAATGACATAGCATCACGATTGGGGTTTAAGCAATTATTACGTGCACATAAATTTATTATGAAACAGGTGTATAATAATTGTGATATTGAAAGATTAAGAAAAAAGCAAAAGGAAGTAATGAAATTATGAAATTAACCGAGATAGATTTTTTCTATAATACCCCTTTTAATGACTTTCAAAATTTTATTCATTTTAAGACGGATAAACAGCGAGATGACTTTTTTACAGGGCGTTATAACATGAAAATTTATGAACCAGCTAGACGCTTTAATTTTGTAAAAGATCGTTTAGAATTAAGAACTAGACTAACAACTCTTGAAACATACGGACTTAATTATTTGCGTTTTAGATCAATGTTTGATAATGATCGCTGGTATTATGCGCGTGTTATGGATGTAAGATATATTAATGATGGCGTTACCGCATTAGATTTAGTTTTAGACGTTGTAACAACTTTTATGCAAGGTGACTTTACTAAGGATTTAGGATTAGTACAAGTTCAAAGAATGAGTCTAGCCAAAAATCATATTTATAAATGGCGTAAATGGCTGATGACTAATAATGATGTATTAAATTTTCCTAAGTCTTACACCAGGCAATTTATTGAAGCCTGGAAAAATTATTTTGTCGTGTTTACTACTAGTGTAAGTTTATTAGATGATTTTGGGACCGAGGACGACCCTAAATTAAAAACTAGTGTTGGTCAAACTTATGACGGTATTGTTTCACCTGTTGATTTATATTGTTGTAAATCACAAGATGACTTTACAAGTTTGATGAAATATTTAAAGGATTATCCGTGGATTAGTCAAAATATTAACAATGTAGCTATTATTCCTAGTGAGGTTGTGGACGAGAAAGACCTAGTAAAAGTAACGAGCGCAAAACAAGATGGTATTAACTCCTCAAATATTTATCAATTTAAAAACAAGGGTAAAACTAGATCATTTGTTATGAATAATATTACTTTGCCAAAAGAAAACTTTGATGAATATTTTAATTTTGATGACTCTATACCATTTTGGGCATTAAGACAAGAATACGCTAATATCGAGTTAAACGCGTGGAATGGACAACAAGTAACATTAGCACCCGTATTTTTGCCAGATTACGGGCTAAAAATGATTGCGCAAAGTACGTTTGGTTATCATAATGAAATACGTTGTTTTCCCGACCAATATAAAGATGATGGGGAGAATAGTATTAATGGACTTTACCGTGGTACATATATTAATCAAGGTATTACGTTTGACGTATTTGATGATATACCAGTATTAGTAGACAATTATAAACTAGGTAAAGCACAAACCGCCCACCAAAGGGCATTAAATAACGACCGTCAAATATCTAGCCGTATAAGCGACGTTCTAAACCCAAATAAAAGTTTGCAAGATAGATTTTTTAATGCGGTATCACTTACCACGTCTTTAGCTGGGGGCGGTGTTTTGGGTGTTGCTAAAAACGCATTAGGGCAATTTACCAGTGAATGGGAATATTATCGAGATCAAAACGCAAAATTTGCAGATATGGCAATTAGTGCCCCTAGTGTAGGAAGTCAAAATAATTCACAAAGTTTTAATATGAGTAAAGGAATTTTCGGGGTTACAGTTCGTTTTGCAAGTATTGGAACTGAAAACATGGAACGTGTACTTACTTATTACAATACGTTTGGTTTTGATTTTTCAGGTCAGTTATTGCACCTTGAAAAACCCGACACTTTACCAATGCTTAATTATTATCAATTTGCGGGGAATTGGATTTTACCAGGTGTTCCGCCGCAATTTATGGAGCAGTTAAAAGTGCAGTGCCAAAACGGTATTAAATTATGGAAAAATAATAACACCGATAATCCATTCACGCAAAATACGCGTTACAATATGGAGGATTAATATAATGGCTTTACGTAAAAAGTATACTGATAAGCAATATCAAAAATTTTTATATACTCCTTATTCGAGTAGTTATGGGTGCAGTGAAGACAAAATATTAAACTACTTTTTTGCTCATCACCCACCTATTATAAATAACTTTGGACTTACAAAAAGTAACATGGAAAGCACATACATCCCCTTAATTAAAAGGCGTTTAGGAAGTGGTGCTTATACCGTATTTCTTGGTTATGTAGTGCAAGAAGGTGCAACCGGTGGTATAGGTTGGATTAATAACCGCGCTAGATACGGTTCACCCTACCAGCAACTTGAACAAGATTTAGCCTTAATTAGATCATGTGGTAGAAATCCAAAATTATATGGATTAAATCAATCAGCACCAGAAACGGGCTTCATTCCAATTAATGCGACTGGTAAAAGAATTTATAACGGACTTCCTAAATATTCAACAGGTTCTTTTTATATGCAACTTACTTTAGCCGGGAATGCGTGTTGTTGGAATAGCCGTGCAGCCAATGGTGGTTATTATTTTGGTAACCCATATGACGGCATTATTGACATGATTAAGGCGTGCGGTGGAAAACCATTTGCGCGTATGAATGACGGCGGAAGAGGAACAGGTGGCGATTCTGCTAGTGGATTAGATGAAAAAATAAAACTACCTAAGTCTATTTACTTAAATAATTCTAAATTTACATTTTTAGGGGTACATTTTAAGCGTTATAAAAATTGGATATTTATTAAATATCCCTTTGCTGATTTGTTAAACATTGGAAGATCGGGTGGTCATTCGGGTAGTGGAACAGGTGGAATAGGTGGAGCTGGTAAAGATACAGACAAGTCAAAATTAGAAAAAGCTTTAAAACAATACTATTATTTATGCGGCCGCAATTATGAATATGCAAATATTAGACCACAGCAAAACCCGCGTGTTGTAGGTTGGGCTGACTGCAGCGGTATGGTTGGTTATATTTTACATACTGTATATCCCAGAATGTGGGCTGGTGGTTACATTAATACTGCTACTATGTATAATTATGCTAGTTCACATAATTTAATAGTATGGCACGGCTCACAAATTCAACTTATTAGACATATGGATGTAGTTAAACAAGGTGACTTTATTTTAATGGGTAATACACCTAATACAGGTGCTGGACTTGCTTCCCACGTTGTATGGGTTTATGCGGGTTCGGGCGCTACAGCTAAAGTATGTTCAATGGAAGGTCCAGGTTGGTTAAAACACCCCTTGCACTACTTTTTAAAAAATTGGTGGCTTCCCTATTCTGAACATCCGTATATGTATGTATGTAGATTAAAATAAAAGAGTGTTTCACATGGAACTAATCAAGAAAAACAAAAATAAAAAACTATTAAAAGAATTAGACAAGATAAGAAAAAACATCCCAGATGAATACAATCAAGTAAAGCTATTAAATTACTTATGTGATGATAAAGTTGACTTGCTATTTAGTATTACCACCCGCGGTGACGGTAAAACATTTAATTTTATTTACGCTCTAGCTAAATTAAGTGAAGCGTTTGACTTTACTACAATTATTATCGTGCGCCATATGGAAGTCAGAAGCGCAATGATTCAGCAGATTGACGACGTATATAGAACGATGGGCGACTTTAATATAAATAATTTTAATTATCGTCTAAATATGGACTATGCAAAAATCACTTACGGGGAGAAAACGCCATTTATTATCGCGGATTTAAACAACGCAAACGACTTAAAAAACTATAGCGCGGTTTTGCGCCATGCGAATTTAATAATGTATGATGAATTTTTAGCCGTAGGCGGTGAATATGCACCGCATGAATTTGCCAAATTTAAAACCATCTTTGAAACGATGGATAGAAGTCTAATACCACCTATGGAATATACTAACAATAGGCGTAAGGCTATATTTTTAGCAAATCCCGTAGACTTTTCAAGTGAATTTTTGGCGCAATGGCAAATGTATCACTATCTGGAAGCCCAACCAATGAATACAATCAAAGTATATAAAAATATGGCTATCGAACGACGCAAGAACGACAAGCCGCACGAAACAAAAAATAACAATATTTTTAACAACGATACTAATGAAAGTATTCTAGGGGAATTTAAAGTAAACAGTTGGGCTATTCATGAACCCAAAAATAAAAATAATAAAATAACAGTTAAAACCGCTGATAAGTTTATCAATATTTATATTAACCCCAATAGACCTATTTTAGAAGTGACTCCTTATGAAGAAAGTTATAATTACAACACTGAATTAGTAGACAATACTAACGGTAGTAAATATTTAAAGCCTAGTTATTATAGAGATACTTTTTATAAGAAATACAACAAAGATGATTATTATTTTGCTAACATGTATTCAAAATCTTATATTTTAAATAATTATGAAACTTTAAATATTAACCGTTTAGTCAGAGAAAACCTTAATACAAAGCCTACAGCGCAGCAACAAGACAAACAAAGACGCGATAGCGATTTACGATTATTAAAACAACGTTTATTAATGCAATATTTGTGATATAATAATTATGGTATTAATACCAAACACTCTTACTTATTAGGTGACCTTACTTCCCTAACTACAAAAAGCTATGTTTCACATGAAACATAGCTTTTTTGTGCCTGTATAGATAGCGTATTTATCTTAACTGAACCAACCCCACGCGATACTTCTTCCATTTGATTTCCATTCTCTTACAGGTAAGTAATATTCACGATAAGTCTCGCCTTTATAGCTAGCGGGCTTTTCATATTTACCGTTTGATGGTTTACCAACTCGGTAATGGATCCAAGTATAACCATCTTTCTTAATAATAGAGTCGTATTTTTGCGATTGACCTCTTTTAATCGTACCTGTACTACGATTAGTTAATACCGGTGCTGAACGACGGTTTTTAATTTTGTAATAACTATGAAATGTTCCCCGCTCTCTGGTAAACCCTACAGGAAGCAAAGTATTAGGATCAATGCTCCACCAGATTTCAGAATTCGTACTTGTGCTTGAATCGTCACTTGTTGTGCTTGTTCCTTCGACGTCACTACGCAATTGTTCAAAGCTGATACCAATTGAACTTAAATACGTTTGTGGGTCGGTATGATTTGTTTCATGGTTGATTTTTGCCCAATAATTATGGGTACGTACTTCCTTTGGCAAACCTCTATCAAGCTTTTTAGGTATTCCGTAAATATCCGCAAATTGCCTAATTAAATGAATATAGTTAACATACGCTTCTTGCGCGCGTAATTTGTCATTAGGAAACTCACAAAGTTCAATTTGAACAGGGCTATTTAAGTTAGCCGTGGGACCAGCCCCCCACGCTACATAGCCCAAACTACCTATAATATAACATTCTTCATCGTCGACTACTAAATGCGTATAAGCATAGGACGTGTTCCAATTATTTTTAAAAAATTGCGCTTCATCTCTAGCCGTTGCGTTTGGGGTTGCTGTTGAGTGAATAGTTATGAAGTTGTTGTTAGTTCTTTGTGAACTCCCTTCATCTACCCCTAACATGAATTCTTTCTTGATCGGCTTTTTTATATTGTCCGCATCATACCAATAATCTGGGCTAGAAGATTCATTATATTCTTTATTCTTGTAATAATTCACAGTAATTGTTTCACTTGGCGTCTCCGCATTTATGCTTTCAGCAGGTATGTCTTTTTGCAAAGGGTCAATCTGATAACCATCTATTCGAGGAAAACTTGAAACCGCAATGCTTGAAAAGGTTGCCATTGGAGGTTGCCAATCCCCATATTCTACCTCTCCGTTTACTTCGTCTTTAGTAGCTCCTCTTGTAAAATGCTCTCCTTGAACAATTGGATCCACCATTATTGAACCTCCTTATTAATTATTAGTAACAAAATTAATAGTCCTAGTTACGTCGCGCCCTAAATCAGCCACACCTTGTGGATTGTCTTCGCTAATCCCTTGAATTATATTGTGAGTTATTACACTACTAAATGTCTGTAAACTATTTTTAAATACAGTCCCGTCAGGCAGGACAGGCATTGGAACGTTATAACCTTTCTTTATAAGTTCATTTACCTTGCTCTGTATTTGCGCTAGATCAGGCTTTTCACCTACTAAGCCTGTCAAGCTGGCAGAATCGACAACACTATTATTATTATCGTGGTCAACAAAATTAATAGTAATACCTACACTGATCGCAGTATACATGATGTTTACACTGGTTGATTGGGTGTCGGGGGTTACTTCTTGTTCTGGTACTTCTTTAGGGTTGGGGACAAACCCGTTGATCACCGGCGCTTCGTACTTTTCCCATGTTCCCTTTGGGGGCGTCCAATCGCCATAAGTAACATTACCATTCACCATGTCTTTTTTGGCTGTACGCGTAAAGTGTACTGTTTGATTAATAGGGTTTTTTAAATTTCTACTCATTATAAATATCCTTTTATTTCTATAATTCGTTGGATTCCTTACGATTTGTATTATTCATTTGATTTTTTGGATTCCTTAAATTCGTTTTATTCCATGATTGAATTAATTGTCCTGGTCACGTCGCGCCCTAAATCGGGCACACCGTGCGGATCGCCCTCATCTACTTCTATTGTATTATCCGGGGTATTGTCACCTTTCCAAAACTTCTCGGGTACTTTACCTGATAATTGAAATGTTGCGTTGACAATATCGCCTTTTAAATATATTCCTCTGTAATGCTCACTAAAGGTGTCCTTATCATTATAGCCGTCCGCAAACGTTGCTAGCGTCATTTGGAATGGATCACCTCCGTATATTCGCTTATCATGGTCAAAGTTGTAACCAATCGTCCAACTTGCACGCGCGCTAACTGGTTTAATATGCGGTGCTCCGTTAGTTATTTGAATACTTTCAATATTCATATTATTTAAGAAAGCATACTCACCTGTAAACCCAAAACCTAAAACGTAACTCTCTGGTGTTTTGGAAAGCGGCAATGCACCACCGTTTAATTTTAGATTTGTTAAATTATGGTTAGCATATGGTAAACGTACGTTTAAAGTTACATTGTTTTCACCATAAATAGCCCCTGCGTGGTATGTCCCCCAATTTGCGGGCACGTCCTCACTTCCATTATAATACTTATGGTAAAAGTTAGCCTTAGGAATGGTTTTATAAACGCCATTCAATCTATCTAGAATTTGTTTGATAAGCTTGGCTAAATCGCCAATTTTGGCATCTTCGTCATTTAACTTATCTCGTAAGTTAGAAATATCTTGCTTGTTTTGATCAATTTGATCTTGCAATTGTTGGCGCACGTTTTCTAACTTTTGACGCAATGCTATTAGCTCTGGTTCTAGGTCTTTAACATAAACCCCGTTTAAGTCGTGCGCCGAATTAGTTGGGTCATTTGAAAACTTGACCACACTACTTAAATTAATAGTATCGTCACCTTTTAACCAGTCCCCTAACTTGGTCATATCAATGGTTGATGTATCTGTTACACTTATGTTGCGTCTTAATAATCCGTTAATAGCCCAAATTATATAATCTAATTGTTTAATTCTAAACCCTAGATAATCATAATAGCTTTTTGCATTTGTATTATAGTCCGCGTCGTCATCATACCATGATCTAAAGTGACGTTTATCACCAAACCAGTGCGACAAGTGCCATCCGTCTTTATTATATGATGGGTCAAAGTTAGGCGGATAATTCCTAAAATGTTCAAAAAAATCTTGGGGCGTAAATTGGTTATCTACCATTTCTAATACCTCCTTTAATTATTAGTGGCATTTCCCTTTAAATTGGCAATTTGTTGTTGTAAATTGCCAATTTGTTCTTGTAAATTTTTAATATCATTATCTTCTTTTGTTCTCAATTCATTTTCTGCATTCATTGCCCGCGTAGCCTCACTATTAATTTGCACTGATAAATTGGATTCAGCCTTTTGGGCGCGTTGAGCCTCGCCATTAATTTTCTGTACTAAGTCATTTTCAACCTTTTTGGCTCTTTCAATTTCAGCCTTTAGTTGAGCTAAAATAGTATTTTCTTCATTAATTGCCCGATTGGTTTCATTCTCGATATCTTGATTTAAAGCAAAATCTGCTTGCTTTAGCAAAATTGTCAAATCTGTAATAGTTTGGTTGAACGCTTTAACTGTTGTGTGAATTGATAACAATAAATCTTGATTGTGCTGTCTATATAAATCTTCATGAATAAACTTTCCATGATTTTTATACCACTTAAGAGGGCTATCCTTTGTTAATGGTACTTCGCTGGCATAAATGTTTTCAATAATATTTCTAGTTGTTTCTGTCATTTTGTTTATCCTCTTTTATTTGTTTAAGGGCTTCCTGATACTTCTCAGAAATCATTCGCTTATTTTCTATTTCTTGCTTTACCATTGGAAGCCCTGAAAAATCAATCCCCGTAATATTATGTAAATGAGCTAAGATGCTAGTTAATTCAAAATATAATAACGTTAATACTATAGTATCCACTCCGTTTCTAATAATTAACATTATATTTTGAATTCCCTTAAATTCATTAAAGTCATTGATATGCAAAACTAATATCGCGAATACTAAAAAACTTGTTATCGCTAACTTACTGAATAACCCTTTAATTCCAGCTGAACTTGACCCGTCTTTAGTAAAAAAATCATGATCAATAGTCCCCAATATAATATCAAGTATCATCATTAATATAATTAAAAATACTTCAAATTCAACTACACTTAAATTATTTAATTTCATTATTTTGCCTACCATATCTGCAAAAAAAGACCTGCGTCAAATTCATCTAGTTTACGGTTATAAACGTTGTCTAGTTGTTGTACAACACTAGCATTATTTGAACTAGAATTACTTTCCTGATGACGCGTGATATTGCTTTTACTATGACCGTAATTCGTTTCATCTGCATACGGTACGTTTTCATCATCCAAGCTTAAAGCCGTTTGGTCTTGTGGTAAAGTCGCATTTGCTGTTCTGTTTTCATCTTGCTGGTTTTGCCCTTCATTACTTGACGCATGGCTTACACCATTAAACATGTCATTAAAAAATTTATATGTTTCACAAAACCATTGATTATTTGTATACATCAAGTTGACTAACTTATTTCTAAATAAATCGATAGTTTGATATTTAATCTCACGATTAATAAAACGATTTAAAAAGACTTGCTTAAAAAACTTGTCCGCATTTTGGTCGCTTAAATAAGCTCCTCCAAAAATTGCATTATTAGTTAATTCCCGTATAAATGGTGTATATTGCGCTATTTGCGTAAGTAGCGAATCATTCATTTCTCTTAATTGCCATGTCTGTTTATTAAAAAACGCGTCATAACCTTCCATTTTCGCTTCACTTGTTATCACTTCTAACAGGGTCGTTGTTGTCTTCATTTTGATTCATTCCTAACATCCCTACAGCGTCTTTATCAATTGACACCGTATACTTTTTATTAAACCTTGCATTTAATAAATCTAATGCTTTTTGCCTTGACTCTAACCACACGTTCCCATTCATGGTTACATATCCTAAATTACCATTAGCTTCACTTGCTGTCACACCACTTTCTTTGTCTACAGCTAATACGTTAATCCCAAACAAAGCGTTTAGCTCTGCTATTTTGTTTTGATATTCCGTTTTTAGCTGCGCTAGATTGTTTGCTAGGTCTGTGTTATTGATTGTAATTAAATGATCTTCAATATCAAATGTTTTCGCTAATTTAACAAATGGATTTCCGTTATATATCGCACTAATCATTTGATTAATTGTTTCATCCCCTGGGTCACCTGTTAAAACCGTTTGAATTTTGGCTTGCATAATTAAACTAAATCTTGACGCTACAATCTCCGCTAATTCCTCAGCATAATGCTGGATAATTTGAAAATCATTTGTTAAATTGATTTGTTTATTCCAAAATACAACAAAGTCCCCCGTTTGTCCATTGTCCCAATTCCATATCTCTAAAAATTGGTTGGTTTTTGCTCTTTCGGGTAATAAATCACTTGGCATTGTGTAGTTAATCATGTTACCCGTATAGCGCTTAGGCTTTAGCAATAAATCAGGTCTATTATATGCAAACTGGTTATTATTAATATACCCTAATATCCCTAGCTGCCCAAATTTGTTTACACCAACCGCTACACCGTACCCTTCTCGTAAAGCAATCTCTAATGTCGCTTTATCAAACGGCTTAATTGAATAATAAAATAAATTCGCTAATCCTTCCATATATCTACCAATAAAAAAATCATAGAACTTATCGCGGTGTTCTATGACTTTTCTTGATAGATCACGAGAAAGCTCAACACCCAATCTATCATTATCTATCATTTTTATTTCTCCCATTATTCAGGTGCTACTTCAACGCAAACCTTGTTATAAAATGGCGAAATTGCCTTAAATGAATAATAATGCATCCAATAAGTATACTCGTCCATTTCATTGTTGTAGAAATAAGTTGGCAATAACTTAGATGTATTACGCTTATAATAAATACCGCGAATATCAACTAGCATCGCAAAATCTTTACTCTCTGGTTTAATTTCTTTTGCCTTACTAAATGATGGCGCCTGCGTTACGTCAAATGTAAATACAACACCCTTATTAAATACGTCTCCCTCACGAACTTGGTAATCACCCATAGCTCTAAATACTGGAATGTCTTTAGATGTAACAGTTACGTCATCTTGTAGCTTCCAAATACCCCCTAAGTCATCAAATGAAATAATATGATCCGTAAGGTCTAGTCCTGAAATTTGAAATGTATTAGCTAACTTGGTATCAAGCAAATATGTTTTAACACTATCTGTGGTTAAAATCAGCATATCTTCTAATGGCGTTTGCGTGGTATAACGCCCTACTGCTCCTCCACTTGCTTCATTTGCTTGATTATACTTATCACTATTGTTTTGTAAGTTTAGCATAAGTTCAAAAATCTTTGAACTCATTTCATCCATATCTTTAACTTTATATGTTAATTTATCTGGCACATGATTCAAACCGTAATCAATAAGCATTGCGCGCATTTCTTTTTCTTCATCTACGTTAATATCGCTGATCTTCTTACGATATACTGCTACGGCATACTTGATAGCGTCACCTAAAGTTGACCAATTTAAACGGTTTTCGTTATCGTTCAACGTGAACTTCATCTTCTTATGCACACCAGGACCATACAAACGCGTAGCCATCTTAGGGTAATTACGCTTAAGCATTAATGTTTCTTCACGGTCAAGATTTAAATCAACTGGTACACTATCAAGAATTACATATTCTTCACTAAGTTCAGCAATGTACTGCGTTTCTTTGGCTAAAAAGTTAAAACGATTACCTAACTCTACATTAATAAGCTTAGTGGATTGCAATTTTGGAAATAAATAATGATTTACGTATGTTTCAAACTGCGTACCAATATTATTGTAATTAGTCCCTAAATTCCACGCTACATTTTTATCTTTATTATATTCTGTCAAACTTTCACTTAATGCTAAAGCTACTTGCTTTTTAGTTGGTTGTGCACTATCCGCAATAGCCATTAGTTAAGCCCCCCTCTTAATTTTGCAGTTAAATCATCTTGACTAGTTCCCACAATACTCATCCCTGAATTAAGTTCTTGCTTCTTTGAAATTTTACTATCGCCATAATTAGAACCCATCATCGACTTCATGGTATTTTCTTGATCATTCATATTTCATACTCCTTTATAAAAGATTTTCAAAACTTTCAACGCTGTTATCATTATCGTTATCATTTGTCTTCTCTGGTTCGTCGTCTTCTTTAGAGTCGCCATCTGAAAGCTTATTTAATACAGATGTTAATAAATCAACAACGCTATCAAGCTTCTTATCTAGACCATCAAACCTTGCTAATTCGTTTGAATTATCACTTGTTTGCGGATCAGTATCAACAGGCTTTTCAGTCTTTTCTTCCTTTGGCGCACTTGAGTCTTTATCTTCATCTGCATTTTCACTTGGCACGTCTTGCACTGTAGTAGGCTTTTCTTCTTGCTTATTTTCTTCTTGTTCCATGTGTAACACCCCCTAGCAAAATAAAAGAGCTATACTTTTACTAAAGTATAACTCTTAATTAGTCAATTGAAAAGAAATTTTAATCAGACGATAATAAATAATTCAATTAGTAATTAAAGGTCAATCCATTCTACCGAATAAAACTTCTTAATAGTTCCATCTTTTTGTCTAGAAAATGAATTAGTATATTCGTGTACTTTAATTCCTACTCTACCTTGCTTGATTGCATCGATAACTACGCTATCTTGCAACATTTCTTTTACATCGTTAACAACATAATGCGGTAAATTAATAAGAACGTGGTCACCAATTGCTACGGCTTCATCACCAAACTTACCTTTTCCGTTTACAAACAAACCCTTAATAGTATATGGCTTATTACCCATTTCCTTTAGCAAATCCTTTAGTGATACATAATTAAAATTTGTTGTATCAATGTCCATAAACGCATTAGCATTGTTAAATTTACTCATTAAACCCATGATATAAAACCTCTTTCTATTTTTGCAAAAATACCACACGTGTTTCACGTGTAACACGGTCTAATTTATTTTCATCAAGCCCTAGCGACTTGAAATATTGAAACATTTCATCAATATATTCACTACGAGCTTTTAATATTCTTTCTGGTTTTACCTTAAAATAATAAGCCGTACTTTGTGGAATGCTTGTATTATTTGAAATATCAGTCGCCAGAATAGATTCACAACCCAAAAACTTATAATCATATTCCGCTCTATAATTCCTCACTTACATCACCTCACTTAACTTCACTTATTAGTATAACACTTTCTTCAAATTTTACAAGCCCTTTTCCAAAATATTTTAAAACATACATTCCTTTCTTAAAAAGCACTTATATAGGCTAGCGCCTAAACCTGTTATATTCGTTTCTAAGAGCTTTTAACGAGCCCTCGGACAAATTACAGTCATTGCGCTCAACGTTGTATATAAGCCCTGATAACAGCCCTCTCGCGTACGATATTTGTATATACTCTTCCGCCGGTATAAATTGAACTTCACTCCCATACCTACTATATCCACCCTCGTTTTCTACATCCATTACACTCACGACATGGTAAAAGCCATCATACTCTCTCGCCTGAGCTGATTTAAAGCTTCTCAGAGCTTTATAAAACAGGTTAGCTAAATCATACTCATATACATAACAACGTCTCACACCGTCTATACGGACCACGTAAGGCACATCACATTTTGACCGTCTAGGCAAATTAGCTCTCATATATTTTCACCTCTTTCAACTTTCTATGACTAGTATAACACCTATTACAAAAAAAGCAAGACTAAAATAGATTATTTTTATTAATTTTTCCCAATTTTTAACCGTAAACTTTTTATTATAGCACAAATTTAAGGGGGTGTCAAAGCAAGTTTATGTACCCTCCTAATTT